GGATTGGGATAGGTTGTCTAAAAATCCAAATATATTTGGATACGATTACAAGGCTATGAAAGATAAAATGTTTAGTAATGGTGGGATTAAGGAAGACTTGGTGAAAAACCGATTTCATCCAAGAAATATTCGCAAATGGAAAGGGTGGGGACAGTGTGATGTTTGTGATGACTTGGATAATGATGATGATGTTTGGGATGATGAAGAATGGTTGAAACATTAAACCATTGGTATTTTAAAAACGGCGTTTTAAATCTTCAAGGGTGTAAATATAATAAATTCCTTGGTTTGCTTATAACTATGTCTATCTTCTTCATTTGATTTTTGGTCAGTTGGTGGCTTTGATGATACTATCGCCTGATTTATATTTTCTGGAATATGCTTTTTCTTGATATTATCGGCGATTGATTTGGCTGCCTTGTTTATAACTTCATCATGTGATTTATTTATTATCTTTTCAACAACTTCTAAATTAATAACGCCATTCGTGGGAATATCGTCTATATTATTAGTTGCTGTCGTATTACTTTTTATATTTTTGCTCATTTTACACCCTTGAACATTTAAGTTCGCACAACTTTATGTCGTTTTGAAAATAAATATTATAAGGTGTAAAATCAATAGTTGTGCTTACCGCTTTACTTCGGCTTTAACAACGATGGTCTTACTTTTTCTTGTTTCTTTGCCTTCGGCAAAACAAGTGAAAGACGATGCCCTACTAAACTCTTCTGGTCTTGTTTGATTTTTTATCCAACAAGTAGTTAAGTTCATTATATTTACTGCGGAATTCGCATCTCGGGTTCTAAATACGGTTTGTTTGTTTTGGCAACTCACGCAATTAGAACACACGAAAAGACGATATACTTCCTTATTCTTTTTGTCTCTGTAATGTTTCATTTCATTATAACAATCACAACATTTCTTACTGGTATTGAATTCATTGATTGTAATAGTATCATATCTTTTATGGATTTGTTTCCTTAATCCCTTATTCATCGTAGGCATAAAATGTTTCATTTGTGTATCTCTGCTCCAATTTCCATAACCAATTAGAATATTTGAACCAAATGTTTCTTGGATTTTATTAAGGAAATTATCAATGCTTTTCTTACCATAACTATATTGCCTAAATTTCATTTTTCGCCAAGTTTCGTTTATGTAAAATTCAGTTGTTTCTTTATTGAGTTTATCCTTTTCTACTAAATATGCTTTGAACTTGATGTAATCAACAGATTTGCTATTTTGAACTGATAAATGAGTTTCTTTTTCAATAATTTTATTTCGTTTCTTTTCTTGTAATAATATTCGTTGGTTGCGTTTCCCATAACTTTCTATTTTCCGTTGTGATGCTGTGTATTGTAATTTATTACCATTATTATCCATCATATACACCAACGAGTGTTTGCCCGGGTCGCAACCAACAATATTCCTATCGTTCAATGTATCTAATTGTTCTTTGGATAAATCTTCAATACCATAAAAATCTTGGTCTGGAATGCTTGGAACGCGGCTACCCCATTTCTTATCTTTCAAATCTTTTCTAATAAACAACAAGCAACAAGATACTCCGTCAGTTTGTATTTGATGATGGAATTGGTAATGTTGATTTCTAAATATTTTATGGTTCAAATTCAAAAAGGCATTCCAAATATCGTATTGGTTTTCTTTTAGGTTTTTATGTAATTCCCCCTTTTTTATTCCATCTATTTTATTTGCTGGACAAAATAAACTAACCAAACTTGCTGTATCTAAAATAATATGTTTTGGAACAATATTAGTTCGTAGTGGTAAGGGTTGGAATAATTTACTTTCTTGTTTTTCCAATACTTCATTCATATACAACATTGCTTTCAAATATTCAAATGGTCTAACTTTCACATCATAATAAACAGACTTTGTAATATTGGATGGTAAAATGTTGAATAAATGAGTGGTTTTCCATTCATTGAAAATTTCATCCGTTTCATTATTCAAATTCATAAGTTGATGTTTCAACTTGAATAAAATAGATTTATCTTCTGTTAAATTTGTGGTTGTTTTATTGATAAATCTCAAAAAGTGCTGAATGAAATGTTCTTGTGCGTTGTTGGATAAAGAAGTATGAATTTGCGTTGCTAAATAAGGTAATAAAAAAGTAGTGTTTTTCAAATTGGTTTTCTCGTGATTTACTGCTGGCTGATATTCTTCCAAATAAAATCTTACCAACTTATCAAGTATTTCTGTATTTTTACTTTTCACTCCTTGATTACTTCGTGTTCCTAATGATTTGATACAATACAAAATAAAAGTGTTATTAATTTCGGGTAAGGCAGTTTTATTTGAATAGCAATTCAGCACATACAACCGAATAAACTGGTAGGAATGTATCATCAAATCGTTCATTTCAAAAACAAGATTATTTATTACAGGTTGGACTAAATCACGATTGAGTAAAACAGATTTGAGTGGTATTTTGAGAGTTTTGTATGCGGATTTATCGTTATTCCTAAACTCTTTGAATTCGTCCTTCAACTTCTTCTTTTTGACCATCCTATATTCTATACAAAGATTATGTTTTTATATAGTTATTACAAATAACTATATAAACTCCTAAATGTTTTCATTTTCGTTTTTGTTTTTTTCTTCAAGTTTCTTTAATTTTTCCTTTTTATTCAAGTATGCTCGTCGTGCGTATTCCTTTTTTTTTTCAGTTGATAAATTAGTAGAATAATTAGTTTTTTCTTTATATTCCTTAACCCGTTGCTTATGTTCGTCTTTATTATTTTCATAATATACTTTTCTACTGGATGGTGCTGTGTATTTTTTGAGATGCTCTTTGGTTTGAATTAATTCATTTTGTAATTTTGTATTTTCTTCCTCTGTAATTTTTAATTTGTGTATTAGTTCATCAACATTCATAGTTAGTATAGTATGATAAATATTTTTTATGTAATTTATCATATTATTTATTTTCGTATTTTTGTGCGAACTTAAATCTTCAAAGGTGTATATAACAATACAAAAAAATACTCTATTTACTGACCCATATTCTACCACTTACTTTTTTTTACTTGTATTTTAGGACCGGCACCTCGCTTCTGAGCACTGTTTGGATCATATATTTCATCTTCTTCGTCACTATTAATATCCTTTGATAATTCCCAAAATTCTTTCGAACCTAATCTAAAATTACTGTGATTTTGTGCCTTGTACCAAAAAATTTGGTCCTGTAATTTATTTGATTTGGCATTATTGTTAATAACAAGACATTCGAAATTTTCAGTACATTGGTCCATTACTTGACAAAATGATTCAAACGTAGGAAACATACCCGCATAATTTTCCCAAATACGTTTTCTATTCGCAATATAAGGCTCTCTCAATATAAATACAAAATCAATATTTGTTCTTAGATTGGGTGGTATACCTAACGGATATTGCATAGTAATAATTAACATGATTTTCCAATGGCGACCATTCATAAACAATAATCTCATTAATTTGTCCTTTGTCCATTTGTTATCATACAAACAATCATCCAATATCACAAATGCTCTTGGGTCTATATTTGTGCGTTTATAAGCTTCCATCTCCTTCTTGATTTGCTTCAATACTGTTTTTTGACGTTTCAATATGTTTTCTATGATAGCACTGCTATATTCATCATGAATAAATAATTTAGGCACATGTTCCGCAAAAAAACCGTTACCTGCTTCTGTGCCAGAGATTACAGTTCCAATCGGAATATCCTGATGATAATATAACAAGTCTCTGACTAAAAAACTTTTTCCAGTATCTCTTCTACCAATTAAAACTACGACCGGACCTTTATTTTCGTCTGGTCGAAAGCTAATATTTTTCATATCGAATTTTTTCATATCCAATGACATGATTATCTTCTAAAAAGAAAAAAATAATTAATGATTTACGAGAAAGAAATAAGTTTAAATGTATTATAATATTTACTTTAAGAATAATAAAGAATGAACTTTTCTTTGTATTATCAAAAAAATAAAAACGAAGAATTGTTTCACAGTTTAGAAAACTCTACCTTAGGTTTAGAGAAACTACAAAATTATGTTCCATTATATGACAAATTCTTTTCATTGAATTCATCTAACTATAATAGCATTAATTTGAATCAAGCATACTACATTCATTCTATTAATGAAGAAATTGATAATAATGTATTGAATGTTAATGTATCTGATAATTCAAACAATCTTCTCAAAAGAGATGTATTCTGTAAATTCTCCCCTTTATTAGACCCACTTAAATATTTAACCGGGAAATATGATTTGTCGGGAAACCAGGTTATCACATTGCCACAATTCAATACAAGCAATTGTTTTCCTAAACTACTTGATAAAAATAATAGTGCTTACGTAGACGCATTTTTTTCGTATTTATCTAGTCAGTTATTACATAACTATGGCTTTTTGAATAGTATAGATTATTATGGTGCGTTTCTAAGCGAACAAAAGAAATTTGTATATAATATTTCAGATGACATTGACTATTTAAATGAAAGCGACTTTTTTCATAAAAATAATAATCATAAATTTACGATTGATAATAATGAACATGCTAAAGTTTTTAATATAGATTCACGGACTAATAAAAAGAAACTTGTGATTATTGGTAAGTTAGACAATATAGAGCTTGATACGTTGTCCTCCGATACTTTTTCTATATTTTCGGTTAATAGTGAACTAGGCACGGACACGGTCACGGTCACGGACCCTAGTCCTAACCCAGAACAAGAACAAGTTCCTGGACAACTCCCGATACAAATTGTAGATTTAAGCGACGTGTGTATTTATAACCATCCTTTGAAAAAATCATTGTCTCTTTCTACAACATCAACATACAGTTCCAAGTCATCTAATACATCGATTGACGATGCTGAAACTGATGGCCTAGATGATGACGAT